ACGAAGGGAGCAGCAGAAACTCCTCTTTTAATTAATTTTATTGCTAAATCGGAAGCTTCTTTTTCAGTATCGCCAAATGCTATTTCTGCTGAAAAGCCACTTTTGGTTTTATCAATAACCACATAGTCATCCCTATTATCTTTCTCAAAAGTATTTTTTTTAATTTCATACCTTTTAGGGTCTAATGAAGTTATAGCAAACCCTTCCTTCTTCCCTTTTTGCCCCCAATCGCTTTGAACCTCCTCTAAGAATAATACCTTGTTACCGTCTGCATCTTTTCGGGTGTTCATGCGGAGGTGGACAAGGATGTTGGGTTCGTCAAAGTGGGTGGATTTGAATTGCTTTCCGCCTTGACCACTTTCAATAGTATTTTTATATACTTCGTTTACTCTGTTTTGTCTTGATTGAAATGAGTTTGGATATTCTGCAACTAATTGCGAATAGGAAACGCCATATAAATCAACAGAAATATCATCTAATGTCTTTGACTTACTCGGCATCGTAACCAAGACCTCTTTGTAGTTTTCTTTTTCTCCTTCTAATTGGTATTGAGAGAATTTACTTCTTTGTTTTTCAGGATTAGTTTTTGCATTTGCTTCTACATAAGATTTAGCGTCTAAATATGTAAAATCTCTGCCGTATTCCGTTCCATTAATACGAAGATTATACCTTCTTTCGTATTCATTTGATTTATCTGATAACTTAGCAAATACCCCACCATAAACTTCTTCCCAATCGCTTCCGACACTTTCAAATGCTTGTTTTATTTGTTTAAATGGTCTATCTGATTTAATCACTTCCACAACCTCTACTCTGTTATCTTTTAGGAATTGTTGTATCTCTTCTTTTGATACTTTGCCTTGCTCGTTAAGCCATGCTTCAAGTCCTGTCCACTTTAATTCATCAGGTTTCGCTCCTGCATTTTTTAGTTCACTTAAAACTTGCTTCCCACTCCCCCATTTAGAAGCTTTTAAGTTTAATATTGATTTTTCTAATGGACTATAGAAACCATTTACAATGTCAGGAGATGCAGGCTTTACAAGTTTTTGAGTACCATCAGGCATTGTTACTGTTCTCTCCTCTTCTCTAATCGAAGCTCTTGAGACTTCTCCTAACTTTGCAGCTTTCTCAACATCTGCAGCTTCCCCTTTTGCCATTGCTTCAGTAACTTTATTTACAAAGTCAAGAAGCTCTTGCACATCAGTAATTTCTTGAAATGGTTTAAATGCACCATTAGTGATTCTTGAAACATATTCATTGATGATAGTTGCTATTTTCCTAGCAGTACTCAACTCAAGCTTTGTACCTTGCTCAGATAATAAAGCTTTTAATTCAGCCATATATTCCTCGTAAGTTACTCCTGCTTTTTGGTATGCAGGATTGTTTGCAAAATCAAGTAATGCTTGATTTGATTCTTTGCTTAGAACTGTTGCAATTTTTTCTTGGAACGACTTGAATAGTTTTTGATTGTCCCCAAATGCTTTTTGTAAAACAACATGAGCTACTTCATGGGCAACAACAGCAGAAGTTGCTTTGCTTAAATCAATATCAATACGAACTATTGATTCTCCTTTAGCGTTTTTAGCCATCATAAAGTGTCCATCACTACCTTTGTAGCCATTAATCTGCCTCATTGCCTCATTGTAAGAACTTTCATTTTCATGGAAATGAATATCGGAATTTGGGAACAAAGACTTTAATGTATTAACCAATCTCTGTCCTGTCTTGATTGTTTTAATGACACGTTCATCCTTTGTTCTCGACAATAATTTTTCGACACCTTCCTTATTTGATGCTTGCAAAGCTAACGCTTCCTCCTGTTTTTGTTCTTTACCAAGCAATAGGTCCTCTACTGCTTTTACTAACTCAGGATTGCTACCATCTGCTTTTGCTGCATGATAAGCCTCGGCAACTGCCATGTTATACCCACCTTCCTTTTCTAAATTAAAAACTGTATCTCCGGGCAATAAGTCATATATCTGCCTAGTTTCTTTACTGACAGGAATTTCTTCCAACGCCTTGGCTGTATTTTCTACATCTCTTAATTGAGGAGCTTCTTCCAAAGCTGTCTTCAAAGACACTTCTGCAGCATCTATTGCAGATTGCTGAGATGGTGTTCTTTCTTCTTCAGGAATGTCAATAGCTTCATGGTACATATCAGCTAACAACTTCTCATTGCCTTCGATAGATACCTCTTCTCCTTTGTTGTTTGTAAACGTAAGGTTTACTTTGTCTTCAGAAGATAACTCTTGTAAGGCTTTGAACGTGTCATCTACCGTTGCGAAGACTTGCGGTTTCTCATTTTCGATGGCTTTTTCAGCTCCTTTAGATTTGTCTCCTTCGCCCACTTCTTGCAATCCCACTTGGGGTTGTTCTGTGCGTAGCACGCCTGCATTTGTTTCAGACTCTTGAATGGCATTGTATTTATTTTTAATTATTTGTGCTGTTTCAGGGTCGTTGCTTACCGCTAACACAACCCTATTTAATTGTTCTTTAGGTAATGATTCTACTTTTTCTATAAACTTCTCCTTAGTAAACCTTCTTCCATCTATAGAATATTGAGCTATACCTGCTCTTTCTGTTCCTGTGATTTTACTTAAATCCACAGATTTATCTTCAGGAAGCAAGGTTTTTGTTTCTCCTATAGCCGCAAGCTCCTCATTTATCTGCTGTATCTTTGAACGATATATTTCCTTTCTGTTTGTCGTTGAAGACAATTCGTTTCTTGCCGATAACAATTCCATTGTTCTACCTAATATCTCAGAGTTGGGAGTCTTGTCTGTACCTACCGATAACAATTCTCTTGCATCTCTTCTTAAACCAACATTATCATTTATCCTTTGAGCAACATCTGCATCAATTTTTTTAAGCTGAAGCATATTATTAGCCCAAGAGCTTATTTTTTCATCAGAAGCTTTATCTGCGCTTATATTTTTAATATCGGTTAAGCTATTGGCAATATCTACATTGTTTCTGTTTCTTATATCCTTATAAGTGTTAAATCCCCAATTTATTGTATTATTCCCTAATCCTCCTAGTGATTCTTCAGCAATTTCACTCCAAGACACTTTTTTTCTTCCTCTTCCTGTCATAATCTCAGAACCTTGAGCTGCAAGTTCCCCTGCTCCCTCCATAAGAGGGTCAAATACTAAACGCTCAGCGACTCCGTGAACTACCCTTGAACCTGTAGAAGCTAATGCACTAGCAGGCTTAAATACTCTTCCTGCAAGGTTTCCTGATACCATATCTACTATTGCAATAGGGATACCTCTTGCTAAACCTACAGCTCTACCCTCTTCCCACACTGATTGGTCTTGCAATGCGGCAGCCAAAGATTCAGGGTCTGTTGGGTTATATCCTTTATTTTGAACAGCAGCCATTACAGCATTTGTGTATTCAGCAGCAAGACTTGTGATAGCCATACCGCCTGTAAAACCTTTGCTTGCACCTGCTATAGCTCCTGCCGGAACTGTAACTTCACTAAACGGACCTCCTGCTAGACCTGCAGTAGCACCTGCGGCTGTTCCTGTAGCTGTTGTAGCTGCTACTATCTTTAAACCATAAGGGAGAATCTGACTAAGACTTGAAGCAACAAATGTTGAAACCATTTCGATAGGGTCGCTTGCAAAAGCGGACGCTGACTCTTTAAATCCTCTTGATTCTCTCCAACGAGCCATTGCTCTGTCTTCAGTATTTGACATATCTTCATACTGCTTTGCAATGTATTCTGAAGCTTCTTTTACATCTTTAAATGAAGAAATATCTTTCCCACCCGGCATAGAAAAAGACAACAATTGCTCTCCTATTTTTCCGTTTTTATAAGCATCTGTTGTAGCGTTCCAAAAACCTCTTAGATTCTCTTTAAATTCTCCGTTTACTTGCTTGTCAGCCTTGGCATCAAAATAAGTTTTGGAAATATCAAATTTTGTAGCTGCTTCTTTTTGAGCTTGCTCAGATGAGTAATACGCTTCTGTCAATGCATTAAATTCTGATTGGGTGCTTGGGTCTGTGTTTTTATACTTTATAAGGTCTTTAATTGGAACTCCAAACTTTTCAACAGATTGAGCATCTAATTCGTATTGAGTAGCCTTAGCTTGATTGTTTATTCTGATGGCTTCTCCTGCAATTTCTTTTTGTCTTTTTGCAAGTTCTGCATCCCAATCCATACGAGCTTTTTCCGATTTCCCCTCAGATAAAAATCCGTAGTCTTTTACAAGAGGCTCTAGTTCATCTCTTTGCTTTTTTAACTCTTTTATATATTGAGCTGCATCGCTTCTAAGCTTTCCTTTTATAAATAGCTCAGGATTAGATTTTTTTAATCCCTGCTCCCCATCCTCGTAATTGCCTTCAACAAAATCTATAATATCATCAAGCTCTTTGTATTTGTCCCATCTATTTTTTTCTGTGATATAATCTAAGCCTCTTTCTTTGTAGAATTTGTCTGCCTCAATATCTCTTGTACTTACATCTTTCCAAGACCCATTAGCAAAATCTTTTGCCTCTTGGTCTGTTTTGAATTGGAAAATTTCCCCTCTTTCTTTTGCTACCTTAAATGCTTCTTTAAATGGAAGCTCTTGCCAAGTAGATGGGCTTGAATTGTAATTGTTTGGGTCTTTAGGGAATAGTGTAGGCATTGCATAAAACTTACCATCTTGTTCAAAAGATGTCATCTTTACGGTAGATTCTGAGCCATCCTCATTTAATCTTCCTACATTTCTTAAATTCTGAACTTTGTATGCTTTGTTTAGAAAATCCTCGTTGTTTATCTTGAAATTTTCTTGAGCATAAGTGTTTAAAAACTGACGAAGTTTTGCTGATTCTGCTACTTCTGTTGCATTTGTATATGGGTCTAAGTCGATTTCTACAGAATGTTTGCCATCAAATGAGCGTGCAATCATGGCATCTCCAACTCCTGTCTTTTCAAAAGTAAAACCATATTTACCAAAATCTTTGTTTAATTTTTCAGTAACATAATTTTCTTCTTTGTCTATAAGTTTATCGTCAACAACCTTTAATTTTTCTTGAAACTCAGGAGACTTTACAATGCCAAGATTGTTTGCTTTTATGCGAGCTTCATTCTCTTTTTGTTTTTGTGTATCCTGTATTTTCTGAGCATTTAAAAGCTTTGCATTTTCAGCTTTGTCTTTAGCTATCTGCAAACGACCTTGTTCTGCTTGTATTTTGTTTACAGGCGGAGCTAGAGATGTCGCATCAGACGACATTCTTGGTTGCTCTAATTTAAACGAACCTGCATCAAATTTAAAATCACTCTGTCCTTGTGAAGCCAAAGAACCATCTTCCGAAGATGATTCCATAGAAACCTCCTCTTGCGTAATCGGCTTGAGTGTAGCCAACGGTTCTTTTTTTTTTAATTCTTCAGGAGCAGTAGCAGCAGTTTTCCCAATCAATGTAGAGAAAGCAGTTTCATCCTTTTGATAGCCTTTGCTTTTTACATAAGAATACATATCTGAAAACACTTCAGAATCGTTATGCAAAAGTTTAATAAACTCTTCACGATTTTTTCTGTATCCACTAGATTGCGCTTTTTGATATAAGTCATCAATTACTTGTTCGTCCATTTCTTGTAATTTTTAAGTTTATTATTTAGTACTATAATCTACTCCTCCCGAAAGAGTTCCTGTTCCACGAAGAGATTCAATCCATTTTTCTTGTTCTATAGGTGTTTTGCCTTTAGGGTTAGCTTTCAAAAAGTTATCTATTGCACTTTTTGCTTTTACAGGGTCAGATAAATCTATTTCATTTGACTCCGCTCCGTTAGGAGCTTTAACAACTATATAATCTCCTGCTGTGTATGGTATTCTTACGCTAGCTCCAATTGCACTTAATGATGCATTTAATTCATCGAAAGCTTTCTCTTCATCTTCATTTATCTTTCCTGTAATGTTTGGTATAGAAGCCCCATATTCTTGCATAGGAGTTAATTTGATAGGCTCTGCTTCAAATGCTGATATGGTTTCAGTTGGGACAGCCATGCTTCTTCCTTGTGGCAAAAATTCCTTAACATACTTCATTACATTATCTTCATTCAATCCTTGCGTGTTTAAAGCTCCAACCATTGACTTAGCAAATGCAAGTGGATTTGTTTCCGCTTGTCTGTAAGTAAATACTTGCTGTCTTCCATCTTTATTGGTAATAGTGTATCCTGTGCCTGTCTTTTCTATTGGTAATCCTGTCTTAGACCCTAAATATTTTGTTCCGGCTGACTGCTGAGATGCATCTCCTACTAATGAGTAAACCAAATTCTGAGCAAAGTTTTTAGCATCCTCAGACTGTTTACCCATCTCGTATTCTACAGCAGTAGGCGACCTACGCTCTTGAAGTTGTATTTGAGGAGTAGTTTTTATTTGCTCGCTTCTATCGTATCTCAAACGTGCGTTTGTACGCAAATAAGATAATGCATCCTCTTCTTGCTTTTCGCTAAATACAGGAACAGGGCTACCGTTAGATTTATTCTTTAAAAGAATTTTCTCAGGGTTCTGCTTTGCATCATTCTCATCCCAAGTATATGTGTATGGTTTATTGTTTTCAGGACAAATATCAAGAGCATTTGTAAGAATAGATGAGGTATTGTAAGGGTTTGCTAGTTGAGATTTTAAAGCTTTTGTTTCAGCTTGTTCAAAACTTATAGCAATGCTCTTCAAGTCTTTTTGGTTTTTCAACCATTGTTCTTTGCTTCCTTTATATCCTTGCTGAACAGCCTCCTCATACATCTGCCTAACTTTCTCAGGGTCTGCCAAGAAATTGTCTTTTTTTGTTACATCAAGAGTCTCGCTAATCAAACCTGTTGAGCCTAGTGTTGACTTAGCAACTTGTATAGATGTCAATTCTTTGCCTAATCCTTTTACAAAACCATCTAAATAACCATCTACATCATATCTATCAAATTGACCTTTTATTCTATTGCGCAATGCATTTATTTCAGTAAACTTATTTGGATTAGGATTCATTTTATAAACGCCATCCTCTCCTTTTTCTTTATAAGCCACATTTACCTTGCCATCCGTAGGATTAATGTACAATTGTGTTTCGTTAAAGTTTCCAAATCCTTCAGCTTCAGCCATTAAGAATTGCTCTAAGTCTTGAGAATTACCACCCTTCATTCTATCCCATTTATTCTTAAATTCTGTTTGGTATTCCTTTATCAAACCAAACGCAGCAGATGTACCATCTGTAAGATTTTGTCTTTGTACTAAATAGTCATTTAATTTTAACTGACCCGACTTCAATAATTTATCTTGCATCAATCTTGCAGCCTGAGCATCTGAAGCGTATTTCAACGCCCATTCGTTCATCTGAGTATTCTCTCCTTGTGGAGTTTCAGATAAAGTCATACCAAAATCACGAGAAGATTTGTCTATTGCAGCCTTCTTCTCCTCACGAGCTTTGTTCTCGTTGAGTAACATCTCGCTCATATTCTTGGTAATATCCGCCCAATTTATATAGCTATCTGCTTCTCGTTCTGCGTATTTATAATATGTATTTGCCATTGTTTATTTAGGTGTTTCAAAAACAAAAGGGTTTAAATCAAATCTATATGGAGCTCCTTGCTGAGGTTGCGCTTGGTCTTGAATTTGAGATTGGTCGCTTCCACTCCATCCTCCATTTTTGCTAAGACTCATATTAAATTGATATTGCTTGTATTGTTCAGGTGTCAAATCCATAGTCTGTCCGGGAATTGTAGGATGAGGGACAGTAACCCTATCTCCTCCACCTATCCCTGCAGGGGTACTTACAGCGTCCGTAGTTGTAGTTGTTTTTGGATATAAAGGAACTAAACTTAAACCCTGTTGCCCCATAGATGTCAATCCTTGTATGCCTTGTCTTGTTGCTGCTGCTGCGGCTTGTTGTGCATCTCTTGCAGCCAACTGAGCACCTTGCACTTCTGCTAAATCTAAGTTTACACCTAAATCACGCAAACGAGCGTCCTCTGCCAATTTCATCTTCTCAATATCTGTCATCTCTTTACCCATTGCAGTTCTAATTGCAGCCTGCCCTTCGTTCATAGCCATCTGAACTCTGCCTGCTGTAGCAGCAGCACCTCGCTCTGACTCTTGAGCTACTCGTATTGCTTGCGCCCCTTGAGAAAGCATAGCTTCTCTTTCTAATTCGTAAGGCTCTTTTTTTACAGCTAATTCGTCATAATAATTTGTTTCAAGTTTTTTACGAGCTTCCGCCATAGCAGCGTCTGCATCTGCCTGTGCTTGTTTTTGTAATTTTTTTTCTTTACTCGCATCGGAGAAAGACTTAGCTGTTCCTGCGGCTGTAACCGCTAAACTGCCTATTGCTATTGCTGTTGCTACTCCCATTTTATAAAAGTTTTATCATTTCTGTTGTGTAATTGTCTCCCTTAATGTATCCACATCCTTCATATATCTCAATCAAACTTGGATGTTTTATTAAGGCATAAGTATATTTATATCCCACCTGTTTACATAATTCTGTCAATGCTGAAATCAATAGTTTTATGGCTTCCTTTCTTGTTGGCTTTATATTGTATGTTTTACTTGAGATAATCCAATCTACCCATGCAACACTTGAATTTGTTGTGTACATAAACCCTGCACAAATAGGAATATCCCCATCATAAACAATGAAACCTGAATCAGGGAGAAAATCCTTTGCAGGAGCTTCCCAACCCCAATCCCTCCACCAACCTACCAATATACTATCGTAATCAGTCTCATTAAGACCTCTTATAGTTAAACTCATATTAGATACAAAGATATGAATTTAAGGGAAACTTTTCATAACTTCTGACTCAACAGCAAATAATTCAATTTTATCTGACGAGTTGTTCTCCATTGTAAATGTGCAATAGTGTCCTAAAACGCCATGAGACTCAGCTACAGAGTTTTTAATGTATAAGAAATAATTTATATTACTTGGTATTGGTACTGTACCCGGAATGGTAGTATTTATAACAATTTGATTTGTTCCTATAGGTAAATTTACATTGACAGCAGTAACCTGACCTGCAAGCTGAGGAGTAGTACCAAAGTAAAGGTAGTCCCCAACACTAATGATGCTGCCTATTTGTACTAAAGGATTTATACTAAAATTAACAACAGTACCGCCACTTGTAACTGTTTGACTATTGCCTATACCATTTACACTTCTAAGCGAAAGTTGCCCTGTTGAGTTGTTTCTTATAAAAGCAAAATAAACAGATTCTTTTTTAGCAAACCAACTATAATCCATGTATCCTGAAGTTTCTAAGTCTGTTTCTAATTGCACCGACCAAGGAGAGTCTCCTTGCAAAGACATTGTCTTGAATAGTTTATTTTCAAGTACTGCCTTGTTTAATACGCTTTGTATTCTTGTTGGTGTAAATGCGCCGCTAGGGTTACCCATACGAACCCACCAATCAGCGTAGAATGTATTTCTTGTACCACTTACGCTTGAGTTGTGTCTGTAAAGGTTGCCTCCACGAAAAGTATATAAGTAATTGTTCATTCCAAGTATCCAATCAGGGTAGTAAGAATAAAAAGAAACCCATCCTTTTACGCTGTCGCTATATGTTAGTGTGTAATTTGCCATGCTTTATTTTAATTTTTAAAACGGACAATTGTTTAGTGTTATGATAACTCCATTTTGTACTTCCATAGATTGGTCCGTGCCATTGTTATTAATCTTATACCAACCATCAGCTAGCGGTGTCTCTCCGTTTACATCAGTAAACACATAGTCGTATATATCTAAAGTTGTAGAGCTACCTGTTAATGAAGCAAAATAGTAAGTACTTGTTGTATCTTCTGCACAAACAAGTTCAGAATCTGTCGAGACTACACTTGCCTGAACGGAAGGTAAATCTTGAGGACAGCTTATCTGTAATTGGAATAAAGTGCCATCTACATTTGGACAAACGCTTGCTACTATAACGGTTAATAATGATGGTGTTGCAGTTGTTTTTGGTATTACCATCAAGTTAAATGCATTATTTGTAGTTGAAGTTAAAGAAACATCTCCTGAAAGAACAGCTACTACAGACGAGCTGCCCTGTAAAGTATAGTTAGATACTGTATTTAATACATAGTTCGGTATGCCTGCATAAGGAGAACCTGCGACTATACTGCAATCGTAAGAGGTTACACCAACCCATGTAAAGTTAGACGAGCCTGTGCTTTGGTGTACTCCATCAATCGGAGAAGATAACTTATTGTAAATGCTTGGACCAAAAGCAGCTCTTATCCCCCTAGGTTTATACATTGGCGCAAACTTAACTAATATTGCTCCTGTTGCTGTCCCTGTATCTATGTATGCCTGATAATATCCTTCGTCTCCTGTAGATGGAGATAGTATAGTTATTGGATTGCAAGGCACGGTACAAGCTTGACATAGTTGGGCAGGAAGTAACCCTCCGCTACCCAACCACTCTCTTGTTACTAATCCATCTGAATAATATCCTATACTAGCGAATGTTGTTAATCCGCTATCTATGTAAATTGCTGTCGCTGTACTAAGCGTAGGAGCATCTAAATAATATGAACCTGTTGTTGCCATTCTTTTATTTTTTTATGGTAATGTACAATTGCATCCGTTAGAAGTTATTTCAAAATCCCATCCTGAAGGACCACTTGTTGTAAAGTAAGGTGCGTTTGGATATAAACAACATATCTGAAAAGGGTCTGTTCTTGAATCCAAAGATACACTTACTAAAGTATTACTACAGTTTATGTAGTTAATAACCGTAGTTCCTTTTGTTCCCGGTGCAAATACATTGAATGTAATACAATCAGTAAATGGATTACAAAGACCACAGTCAATCGTTTTAAGCAATCCTCCTTCTGTAGTTCCTGTAACTGTAGGAGTAGTTCCTGCACAAGCATCTACTTTTAATACCGTGTGAGGAGTAACTGAAACTGTAGTTGTAGAGCCATCACATCCGCCCTCTGTTGAGCAAGCTATATAATGAACATCATTTGACAAATCTCCTTTATTTACATAAAACCATTGAGAACAAGGGTCTGTACATCCGCAACCACAAGTAGAGCCAACCGTAACATCTCCATCTATAATTTGATACAAAGTTACACCTGCTACATTGTTCACGCATAATTGATAAGTCTCTTCAGGGTTTAAGAATACTGAGAAAGGACCTACAGCTCCTCCGCAATTATCAGCTCCATAAGGGAAGTATATCTCTGCTGTATTTACTAAAGAGTTATTTGTAAGAGTAAATGATATACAAGCATCTTGACAAGCATCACAATTACAACAAATATCTGTTATTGGATTAGGGTCTTCATAAGAAGCATAACACAAGTCTAATGGCAATGCATCTCTATAATCCCAAATCAAATAAAGATAATTTCCAAGCGAAGATAATGGGACTGTAAACTGAGCCTGATAAAGCGAGCCTCCACCTGTATTTGGAGTTGCAATACTAGATGCTGCCAATAAATTACTAATATCAGTTGGTGTATTACTATAAAAAGTATTTGTTCTTAAATATCTGAACTTGTCATTCGTAGGGTCAAAAACAAAATTATCAGGAACAATGCTATTAGAGATTAAAGTCATTGTACTTCCTTGCGGAGGGAACGAGCCGCTACCAACAAAACCTACAGTTAAATTATACCTAGAAACAACAGGAGCAAGCATAGAGCTTGCAAATACAACTCCCGACGATATAAGAGGACCTATAAAAGCTCCATTTGTATATCTGTATTGAATATGAGATGTGTCTCCTGCCTCTACGTTGTTGGTAACAACAACTTCTATAATCGTTAACGACTCAGCATCAGGGCAGCTCATTTTAATATCAAGTATAAGTTGAATATCAGTATAATAAACTCTTATGACAGCAATCTGTTCGTTAATATCGTTTTTGTTGAACGTATAACTACCTGAGGTCGTTGTTGGTCCTATACTGAATGTAGCTCCTGCATAGTCTATTTCAAACTCAAAATTACCAACCCCTGTAGATGACACTACAGTCCAAGTCATTGTGGTATCTCCAATTAAGCTCCCTAAATTTACGCAATACTCAAAGTACTGAGAATCCTGAGAAGCATTAGCTAAATTAAGCGTTTGACTAACACCACAATCAAGACATTGAGATGGATTTGGTATTAACCTGTCGTTAGTGCTAAGAACATATTCGTTCATATAAGGGTCGTATCCGCCAAGCTTTTGTGTTGTGAAAGAGCTATTAAATTCATCTCTAAACCAAGTTCTCATATTGGCTTCTGAGATTATCTTTAATCCATCCTGTTGCATTGAATCTCCCTTGATATTAACTACAACGCCACGTTTTACGTCTGTAAAAAATCTGTCATAGCCCCATTGAACATAGCTTTCAGGATTAAAACTGATACCATACTTTTCAACACGAGCAATTTGAGTTCCTAATACTTCAGGGACAGATGATATTGCTCCGCCTGCTGCCGAGTCTGATAATAAATTTTTACCGGCAAGAACGTAAGATATTTTATCTTCTTGTAGTGTTAATACATCTGTTTCTCTTCCATCTAATATGAATATTGGACCAAAAGAGGATTCTAAGTATTTGTAGTTCAAAAGACCTAAATTGAACTCATTGAGTTTATTTAGGTTTGATTCAGTATTGTATATACCACTATAAGTTATATCGGCAAATCTATCAGCTTCTTTGTAGTCCTGAGATGATACTGCTGTTACTCTCTCTCCAATAACGAAAGGTCTTCCAATAATTGAATCACGTATTTTGTAGCTCTCTGCACCATTACCGAAAGAAAAGCAATTGAAAAATTCAGTATCAACAATAGCAGGGTCTCCTGCTGATATATTTTGGTCTTGCAAATTCCCATAGTGATTACCATATTCATCAATATTGAATGAAAGGTTGTTTTCAAAGAATACGTCAGGAGCTGCGTCTGATGGTTCTGTTTCAAATATAAGAACATCCAACGCTCTAAATACTGTTATTTCAACATTCATAAAGTATCTCCTTCCATCGTCATTCCCACCTATACAGCTTTTCCCTGAACTAAACTGTATAAGAAGTTGATTGTTTGAAAGGTCTCTATAAAATTGTATATAACAAATATTAAAATTAGTAGCAGTCAAAAACCCATTCGTAGGTATATATTGAAGGCTTGTCGAGCCATTATCTAGTGAAGTCCCACTACTTAATGTAGAGGCTACATTATCTCCATTAAACCAATCCTCCATATTATCATAATTACGAGAAGCTATAAATTCCCTATTGTACACATAGCCCCTTCTTTCGCATTTGCTACCTGTTCCTCCCCTTTCAAAATGCCAATCGAGTACTATTCTGCTTCCTGCCGGAACACTATAGTCAATAAAAGAACCCGGATTAGAAGGGTCAGGTAGATTCATAGGATACCTTAAATGGATATAATTACCACCAATCCCTGCAAACATACTTATCAATCCCGGAGCAACAGTTGAGTTAGCGTCTTGTGCAGAATTAAAAGAGTTAGGATTCATCTTCATGTAAGTCCCTGCCGGAACTACAGCCCCTGATGTTGGAGTGATAAACGCTGAAGACTTTGAGGATTTTTCAAGAACAGTTGCATAAGCACAATTTTGAACAGGACCTGAAGTGTCGGCTTTTACTATAAGCCTATCCCCCTGCTCAACTTTTCTTGACGATTCGCCTTCGAGCAAAATCCAAAGCTCGCCTGTATATGGGTCTGTAAAGAAAAACTTGCAATAAATTGTTTCGTAAAACTCAGCATCAGGTTTTATTACAAATTTATATCTCTTTGCCCAATACGGAGCTACTTGTGTAGCAGGTATTGTTACTTGAATTGAGTTTTTGCGAGAAGAATAAGCACATGGAACATATTGAGTATTGTTTGGACTTACTAATGCTGTTGAAGCTCTATTAAACTCATCCATATAGACAATACCAATCTCATACCCCCTATTACTATGCAAACTTTTTGAGTTCGCTATTCTTTTATAATAGGCATCAGTAGCTGTAATTGTATAATATTCTGTATTTTTATAAACAGCCATTGGAGGGCTAAGTTGAACATAGTAGAAGCCCATTGCAGGGAACTGAAATCCAATCTCATTACTTCCCGGACTTGTTATAATCATTATAGATTCTCCATAGGCGTTCTGTCCGCTTGCATATTTTGTTAGCAGTCCTATGTTTGTAGGTATCAAGCAATTAAAATCATCAGTCAATGTAGTGCCATCACAAGAAGTATCAACTCCCGGAGTAAAAGAAAAAACAGGCTTTATATTCCCAAGCGGCAAAGAAGTACCAATGGCTTGCTGAAATTCAGGGCTTATGGCTAATTGATAAACAGAAGAATAGTTTTGACCTAAATAAAAAACAAAAGAAATGTCTATTGGAGCTGTTGTTTGTGTAGGGTAAGGTGTTATTCCTTGCCAAAGAGCGTGCTCTACAGTAAAATTAACGGTAATAGACGAGCCGGCAACCAAAGGTATCCCTGTTAAATCAATAAACGTCCTACCATCTGATACGGATGTAGGTCCATTTATAGTCCAATAACCTACCTCTTGCCTGTCAGGTATAGATTCACTACCTATTGGAAGAGATATTAAATTAGTGAAGTATTCTAACTTTATTGGGGTTTCATCTCTGTCTATTAAATCATATCCTTCTACATAGTTTCCGTACATAAGCCTATTACCCATAATTGTTTGAGCTTTGGCAAATCTTGGGACATTGTCGTATAGTCTTAATAGTTCACTCTCGGATATAATTGTAAATATTTTGCTATTATCAAAAATATATTGAGCATCTTGATTATCAGGTATTCCTAAATTTTTCTTATCTAATTTCTCAATTATCTTAATAATGTTATTAGCAGATTGCTTAAACAATAAATCAATACCAACAACAAGAGGACCGCCTGTGTTGTAAGTAATTATGGCTGTGTTGCAAGAGTTTATCATCCCTTCATTTAGCATACTTTCTATACTAAATTCAAATGGATTGGGAATAAAAGCAACCTGAGACCATTGAGATGTGGCAGAATACTCTCCATCTATGTATTTGTACCTGTAAGCAAATGAAAGAAATCTTTCTTCCATGAAGTTTTCTTGACCATCTCTGCTAATAGGCTCAACTGTAGGAGATTCTGTTGGCGGCTTCTTTATAACAAGCAAAGACTCTTCAAATACCTGTTGAGGTATAATACCATTAGGCAATGGCGTAAGACCACCGCCATCAACTCCATTAACAGGCAATGGATAGCCTCTATTTATATTTATAAACCTTGGTGCATTGTAGTCATCGGTAAAGAATAGCAAATCCTTTATGATATTTACACCTGTTATAACATATTTATTGCTAAAGTTGAGCGTAGATTTTACGTTTCCACCATCATTTATGCTTACTACATGGTAAGTTAATATGTTTGTTAGGACATTATAAGAAACAATCAAATCACAAATCCCTATTGCAGATGGGAAGTTTTCGTCATGCACAAACCAAAATATATTCTCATGGGAACTATCTTCAATAGCCCCAATACATCTTGCGTCTGCACTCAATTGAACATTACCCGGACCATATAGAGCTGTAAGAGCTATGTTGCCTTTTGTGTTTTCAATTGCTCCAAGCTCAGACTTTTCTGTAGAACCCATCCTTACGTTCATTGCATCGCTATACTCTCCTTCAGGTAGTACACGTTGGTCCACCACCTTATTCATCCTTCCTGCTATAAAATTTGTTGAGATTTTTCCCATATTATTTTATTGTCTTATCCATCCCTCTTAAATTCATTAAAAGTCTTCCGGGATGTATGTTACTAATTCTTATTTTAGCGTTATTAAGTAAAGCCTTTCTTTCCTTTCTTGCTCTATTTATTATGTATTCTTGAATACCAAATTTAGAGTTTAATATTTCAAATTTTATCTCAGCATAGATATATTGTTCAAAAAGTTTGTTTACCATTATTTTTGAAATATCTCCATTCTCCATGCCATCTGAAATATACTCAAGTATGCATAATTCATTAACCATTGATGAGTCAAAATTTATAACACCTGCTTTTTTATCTATGTTAAAAGTAGGGTTAAAATTAGCAGTTTCTGTATTTAAACCAAAAGCAGCTCCTATTTGATATTGAAAATACCAAGTCCCATCTATATCCCAACCATATTGACCATTAAATTGATGTCCTTGGTTTAAGTAAATACTTTTTTTTGTTTTGTGTAATCTATCAAAATCAATCTGAGAGTTTTGCGGTTGAAGAGCGTTTCCATTTTGGTCAAACAAAATCATACCTGCATTATCTTGTAGGTAGGCTTTTGATGAAAGTGTTTGAATATTCTCAGTTAACGGTCTCAACCAACCATCTTTATACATAGATATTCTAACCCAATTTACATAATCAGATGGTAATATATAAATCAAAGATTCTGCAACCGTTAATTCTAAAACTTTTGTTTCCTTAAATGCATCGTAATTCAATTCCTGTATAGCACGTTTTGCATGGAATAATATCTTGTATCTCTCTTCGTTGTTTACCAATGAGTGATTTCCTGAATACATTAAAAGAAAATTGTTTACGATGTCCTGAAGGCTTACGTATTGGTAAGACCCCCAATTGGCATCTGTAGGGCTATTCCCATTATTTTCATAATATTCATATTGTGTCATAGCTTATTGTTTTTATTGTTATTGTTGCATACTGAACGATGGCTGTTCGTGTTGTTCTTGAGCCATTGCGTATTGAGTAACCTCTACTTCACGAATAGATATACCACAATATTGACATATCTTCATAACCAATTTATATCCATCTTCATTAGGCATTTCAAAGTCTTGATAATCAGGTTGAGTTTGGTCGAATACCGGCTCACCACCTGAAAGCGTAACGTATGTCCATTTTGGAACTTTAGGATACCTAAAATAATCAGCCTTAACCGCACCATAACCCTTTATCGTTGAAGGATATATAGTCAGGTAGTCATTTGTGTTTGTATAAGCAGGATAAGTTAAAGATGGAGCTGTTAATAATGAATTTTGCAATAAAAGTATCTTGCTATTTGATACCTTCTCTGCCTCTGCATAAGTGCTTGCTGAATATACAGCGTAAGATTCTCCTGTAGCTGTAAATATATCGTCATTTAGCATTAAGGTATCTATACCAACTAGAGCCTCCACCGTTGTACTTTGGTATGTATCTCTATTTACAACAATATCCCCAACGCTAACTCCTGCCAAAGTAAAATCTGCTAACGTATCTATTAAGCTAAATGAAGCAACTGCGTCAGATAATCCTTGAGCTTTTATTGTTGGATATACAATTAATTTATTAATCATATACGCTGCATTTCCAACTGTAGTTATAGATGGTACGTAATAGTTGTTTACAATATTGCTTGAAGGGGTTAATTTTGGAGTGATAAAATCACTAACTAAAAAACTTTCTAAAACCTCCATTATTGGTTTACTAATATCAGCGTAGTCAGAGCCTGAGGTTCTTCCTCTTGGAGACCCTGATGACATTCCGTTCTCAGCATTAATTGTCTTATTGTAGCTACTAAAATACTCCTCGTAAAGCTCCATCTGTGCATTAGCTGCAAACAAATTAAAATCTGATGGAGATATGTATCCATAATTATTTTTATTAAGGATGGATAAAACCGAGTTTCTTACTTCATTTATCATTACTCAATATTTTTTTTACAAATGTACAAAAAAAAAGGGCACAATTTTGCACCCTTTTCCCACTAACAATATAAACAAAAAATAAACTATTCTCCTAATGTTGTCTCCAACATACTCAATGAATCCAAACCTTCATCGCTTTTCAAGAATAATGCAACTACACTATATGGGTCTTCGCCAAAAGGAATAGATAACATCTTCTTTTTGTTGGTCGGTGTATTATAAAAAACTTCCTTTTCATTGTTTCGGAAGGTCAATAATTTGTTTTCAAAGAACAAACGAACCTTAGATAAAAATCTCAAATCAGGGTCGTTTAATATATTTAGAAATTCTCTTGGTTGCGTTTTAGCAAACACCAAAATGTCTCTCTTTAATTCAGGGGTTGAGATTGTCGATGGGTCTTTACCAAACATTACACGAGTAAGCATTTCGATTTGGTCTATAGAAAGCTGACGAGCTTCAACCAATGCATCTACTTCTACGTTTAAATCGCTGATTTCAGCAGTAGCATCTTTTTCTTTATCAACCTCAGAAAATATAATATTATTCATTGGATGGTAATGTAAAAATGCTTGTAATACAGGATTTTGTTTTGGTACTCTTAGGAATCCATCTTCAAAAATGATAGGCTCAAGTATTGCATTTCCATCTTGTTCGTCTTCAAATGGAGACTTTTGATTTTTCGCATATCTAAGAGCTCTGTTTACATTATTCTTCTCATCGTACCACATAAGAGGGTATCTCGGATGATTTCTTGAAGCTAATGTGTATGATAATGGGTTGCCGATTAATAATCGGTAAATTTTGTCTGTTGGTACTACGTTTTTTTCCACTTTTATATGATTTGATTTTATTTGAATTTAATTTATTAAAAAAAGGAGAGTGTCTTTGAAGACACCCTCCAATTTTATATTCTTTAAATATTATCCATAACGGAATAATACAAAGTTGTTTGCACCTAAAGTACATACGCAACGCTCAGATAAGAAGTTAACCTCCATAGCATCTAAGTCGCTTGTTTGCGCTCCACCTGCAGAACCTGTAATCCAAGTTTTGTATCTGCGGTCTTCAGCTTCAGAAGCACGGTATCTAACGTGTAAGAATGGTCTCTTAGCGTTTTTACCCATGATTTGGTCATAAACTGAAGTAGAACCTGCAGGAACTAATAAACCTGTGATTGTACCTGTTGCTGTAGAAGCAGTAGTATTTAAACCACCACGCATTGTTGGGTCATTTAAGTATTTCCAATCAGACTTGTAGAAGTCATAACCTCTACGGAATCCTGTAAATCCTAAATTCAACGCCATGTTTACATCATTGTCGAATAAACCAAATGAAGCTGACTGAGCAACACCACCTGAAGTATATCCATTCAATGTAGCTAACATATTGTCGATGTCAAAAGACAATCCACGATTTACGAATACTACGTTTTCTTCGATAGCACCTTGCTTATCTAAACGAGATACAATTGAATCCCAATCAGATAATGCAGTTGGAGTACCACCGCCCCATACGTTACCACGAGAGTTTACAACATAGAAGATACCTTCAGACCCTTTATAGCCTGCAGCCAAAGCACCTGAAGTTGCAGCAGCAGGAACAGCTTCAATCATTGCAGTTTCTAAGTAATCTTCAAAACGTAAACGAGTTTCGTGTTCTGATTTCAAATACCACAAGTAACCTGTAGCACCATTTTCAGTAGTAACTTCAACCCAACCAATCTGAGCCATGTCAGAACCATTAACAGCATATCTGTCTTTGATAATGATTGGAGAGTTAGAGTAAATGTCATCTTCGCCTTCTAATGAGCCAACCATACCATTTGTTCCTTTTTTAAATTCAGAACCATAAATGAATACAGTACAAGCTGTAGAAACAGCAAATGCTTGACCTGCAGTTTCATAGTAAGCTACCGTAAAAGTAGTTGCAGAAGGAACTGCTGTAACAATAGCCTTGTTGTAAACGCCTGATGTATTGTTTTGAATCATCAAAGTTTGACCAACACGGATTGCAACATAAGTTACCCCTGTATCAGCTACAGTAAAGGTTGCTGTTGCAGAAGTTGCTGCTGCCGCAGAAGTACAGCTTGTGTACTTAATGTGTAAACGACCTTGTTCTGCCCATTTAATTTGGTCAGAGTTAGAAGGCATTTCTGCGCCAACCATACGAAGGAATGATGCGATTGTACGATTACCGTAACGCTCAAATTCTTTCTCATAAGTATCAGGTAAATACTGATTCAAAAAGCTGAACGATGTAAGGTAGTTTGTTTGTAACGCTACCTGTTCTGCTGCCGGTTGTAAGGCATAGGTAGGTGTTGATAATAATGCACTTGCCATTTTGTGTTAATTTTTTAATTTGTTTTTAAATACGTTTTGCGCTGCTTATTTTAAGACTCCTTCCTGAGTCAGGATTAACAGCTTTAACCTTCATTCCGCTTTGATTTGGTGTAATCTCAGGCGTTTTTCTTTCAGACATATTGATATTCTTTATGCCTCTTAATGTACCCTCTACTGCGTCTGCTTGTCCTTGTTCATAAAAGAACTTTGCAAACTTTTCAGGATTCATCGCTATTGCCAAGGACCTATGATAACCTGCAGCATCTTTTATTAAACCACTCTCGTCTAAAAATTTATTAATAAAATTTTGCGGAGTTGATTGTAATTTTTTCAATTCTTTTGGGTCTCCCGGATTAAACGTAATTTTCTTATTATTGACATCAAATTCAAAACCTTTGAATCCTGAGTCAAAAACTTCATTTGTCTTTTGGTCAAACCATTGACGCTTACGATTGTTCTCCTCTTCTATGGTCTTAGCTTGCTTTGTATATTCACGATACGAATTAAATTCTTCTTTTTCTTCTTCGGAAAACCCTGCCGACCTTGACTCAAGGGGTAGTTTATATTTTTCCTTCTGATTATTAAAAAACTTCTTCGCCTCGTTGATAATCTTCTTTTTTTCGATTTTTACTTTCTTAATCTTATACTCATCATCAATATCTTCATCGTATCTGTAATCGTCCATCAAAGCCTCAACATCGTCTTTATCAAGACCTTCTTGAGTAGCTGCTAGATATTCTCTTACAAGTTCTTCTGAATCCATTGATTCAAAATCTTTATTCAACTTGATAAAATCTTCAAACCCTCTTCCTGTTTCTTTTTTATACTTCATAAAAGCAGCAACATCCTCAGGTAAAGCTTCTTTATCTTGTCTTTCTGTTATCAACTCATCAAATGAATTGATTTGTTTGTTGTATCGTTTACCGATATATGAAAGAACTTTTTGCTCGTCTAACTCTTCGGTTTGTTGAGTTTCTGTTTGAGGTTTTTCTTCCTCTTGCGCCTGCTCAGTACCTGCTTGTGTTTGTTCTTGTTCGTGCTTTTCAAGTAATTCTTTTTCTACTTGAGCTACACCTTTTTCTTCCACTCCATCTAAGAGTCTAACTTTTATGTTCTCCATTTTATTATATTTAATTTATTGCAAAAATATATATTTATTTGATATTTTTTTAACGAGGTTCAAATTCCGCTAAATCAAAGCCATCTAAACTATCTTCATTTGATTCAAACTCCAAAGGAGGAAGATTATTTTTCTTTTGATTTATCAATTTTGAATGTTGCGTATTCTGCAAACTAATCCTCTTTGATTTTGCTTCTTCTTTAATTTGGTCTCTCTCGTTCATCGAGCCTGCATTTACTTTAGCTAGCTCCATGCTATATTGAAATTCTTTATCCATAAGCATTAACTTCAATTGAGCCTGCTTTTCCATCACTTGCAAATCAAATTGAGACTCTGCTTGTTTTAGCTGAATCTTACCTTGCATTTCTGACTGAATCTTTTGCATAGAAGTTTGAGCTGCCATTTCTTGAGATTTCAATTGTTGTTGAGCAACCATTGCTTGTTTTTGCATCTCCATCTTTTCTGCTCTGTCTTGCTTTTGTATTCTCTTTAATTTTAATAATTGATTGGCAAGTTTAAGATTTTTAATCTCACGAATATCAATAGCATCCTCAAGATTAATATCTCCCTTAGATAAGGCTATTTGAATATTTGCTTCAAGTTGAGATTTTTGCTCTTCATCAGGTGCTACCTCTATGAATATACCAAAATCATAAATATACAAATCACTTATTTCTGAAAGTAAATTTACATTGTATTTACCTATTTGGTTAATGAACTCTTCTTTAAAATCAGAGTATTCTAAAATGTCAGATATTCTATATGTCAAAGCCTCAGCCAATGTTCTATAGATAAATAAACCTGACTCAAGAATATGTCTAGTTGCTGTGTTTGAGTTCAATGCAGCCAACTTTTGAATACCAACTAAAGAGTTAGGGTCAGGAGAATCGGACCTTGCTTCGGACAATCCTGTTACGGTCCTAAGCATATCCATATAATGATTATAATTAGCAAGTAACATCTGCGTTTTACTAGCTCCTGAATTAGATGTAAGCTGAGTTATAGGAACTTTTGCATTGTTAAAATCTCCGTCTGATGTGAAACTACGACCAATAACACTACCTGTTTGGAAGTATAATCGTAATGCATCTTCAGGGTTGTAGGCTGCTCCTGTTCCTAGGTCAATCTCGCTCAAGCCATCGGCATCTATAAATACACCATCAGGCACTACACGATTAATAACTTGCTGTAATTTTAAATGCGTAATCTGAATCAAATCGGCAAATGGTATCATTCTACAAACCAATGATTCAACAATCCCTTTATACAAGCGAGGTGCACACGCAACATAGTTAGGTATAGCATATTGAGATGCAGATTTAGGTCTAACCATATTCTGAGATAACTCCCACTTTAAAAGAATATTCGTACCCATTACCATAACACCTTCGTACCAAACGTCAATTGTCTTCTCAATCTTCTCAAAACCTGCTTCCTCCATCATTTCTTGCGGAGGATTGAATGTGTCTTCTTTTGGAATAACTCTTACGCCTCCATTGTCAAGCACTTTCTTTTTGTAAACAATCTTTTTTGATGTCTTGTAATTAAAGTAAAGTAATGTACAAGTATCACGGAAGAACATATCATTTTGATAGAACTGAGCTACATTAAAATAATCGTACCAAGAATTGCTATATTGAGATATTTTTTGCAAATCTTCACTAGTCAAAGATTGGTCTATCTTATATAGCTCTGTCAATGGAACAGTTTTAATTTCTCCCCAATAAAAACAATCTTTGAAGTATGGGTCTTCTGTATAACTGTAAACAACATTTGCCGGGTCAACATAAGATATTCTAACGCCATCTCCTTGCAAAAATTCATGTTTTGCAACTGCTATTCCAAGTACGGTTGCATCATAGTCAAGTCTTTTTCTTACATCATCATATTTGTTGTTATCAAATATTGTATTAATAGCCTCTTCTTCTGCTATTTCAATTGCCGGCTTATAACTAAGTTGCATATGCAACTTAACTTCCTCGTCATTAGTAGGCAATTTATCAGGGTTCATCATAAATGGATTAGCACCTGTAGAGTCTTGTATAATAGTAAGAACATCTTTCGCAGCTACTTGACCTTCTAATTGTTCTTGGTATTGATTTCTATGCTCTTGAGACATGGCATCTTGAGAGTATGCTTTTACCTTAAACAATCTTTCAGACATTCCATTTACTACAATATCTACAAACTTTGGTATAATAGGAACAGGTGTCCAATCTATGTTTAAATAGGACAAATCCCCATCAATAGCTAATTCATTTTTATACTTAGCTACAGATTGTTCTCCTCTTGCGTATAGCCTACGTCTATGGTATTCTCGCCATTGACCATAGTAACGACAAGTGTTTCCATCTTTTTTAAACCACTCATACTGAATAGCTTGACCAACTTGAAGACCGTATGCTTTCGATTCTTTTTCAGCATCAGTAGCCATTTGGGTTGGAAAAACCGTAGAAGATATGTCTATTGCTATTTCTTTCATCGTATTAATTGGCTTAGGTTGCCATCCTGTTTATATCTTGCGAAGTTAAGAATTAATTTTGATTCTTTTTTTTCAGGCATATATAAGTGCTTCTGATTAGCCATAATAGCCAATCCTGAACTTATAGAAGCGTCATATTTTGTTCTCTCATTTATGTCAAATTTAGCCCAATCTTCAAGCGTTCTTGTAAATGGCATTGTACCCATTTGGTCAGGGTCTCTATATTTCCCTTCCAAATCCAATCCTACATACTTTTCAATATAAGATTCTATTGCTGCCGCATGAGCTTGCTTTACATCTTCTGAAGAGTTAGGAATACCGCCAAGTTCTTTTTCTGTTTTCGATAGTTTTGAGTATTGTTTATCGGGTCTGTTTAAACAAAATCCACGATAGCCTCTATTTTTAAAATGATATAAAAGCCTAGGCTTATTATTCTCTATCAAGATAGGCATACCATAAAATACACAAGCCATAAGTACCTCTTCAAAGAATATCTCTGCTGTTTGTGGTCTAGCTGTATATTCTAGGAAGAACTCATTTGTTGGTGCTTCATCCATGTGGAACTTGGTCAGACCATGAAGAGAACCATTAGACCCTCTACCATCAACAACAGCAGATATGTCATAAGAGTCGCAACCAAAAGACCCTATATGCTCATTTCCGGGATGTTTGATACCGTTTTTTACATGGACATTATTCTGAAGATGCTTCTGAGGAATCCAACTAATATAAAATCTACCATTCTTGTCAGGAGAGAATATAACCTCAGTATCTTTCACTCCATCTCTCCAACTAAAAGACCCACGAGTGATATAGTGTTCCTTAATCATTGAGTCATTGTAATCTATTTGGTGGTATATCTTGGTTAAGTTAAATAAAGCTTGCTTTGCCTCATCTCTAAACGCATGAGATTCTGTGCGTGGAAATTGACGATAAAACTCATTGAGAGCATCTGAGTCTTGCTTTAATGATTCAACCTCAGCCTCCCAATAATCTATAGCCCCATTAGTTATCCAACCACTATCTACGCCTTCTATTTTCTCTTTTGGCTTTCTAAACACAGGCATACCGTACTTGTCAATAAATCCTTCCATATTCCACTCCATAGGAATGAATAATTTATACAATCCACTCTTGGTTTGACCGTTGCCATTTCTTGAGTAGATAGAGGAATCCTCATAGATGTCTTTAAAGTTCTTTCCACCTTTTGACAATGCATTTGAGGTTGACCCCATCATACATTTGCCAATTATCTTAGACCCTAATCTCAAACAAGTCTTAGTAATCCTCCAATTTTCTTTTATGTTTACAGGCTTTGTCCATTTACCGCTCTCGTCATGTGCTAAGAATAAAAGTTTTTCCCCATCGTAAGAGTTGTCTTCTGTATTTTTCCAATCTATTGTTGTATCCAATCCATCTACGCCTTCATCGCCTATATCATACATATTCTTCTTGGTAATTTTTGCGGCAGGGACACGAAAAGCTAATTCAGTTTTCGGCTTGTCCATACCATCCATTACCGGCTTAAAAAAGAATGGCAATCTATTGTTGATTGGAACTACTTTATCAGTAAACATCTTCTTGGCATCAGCTCCGGTCTTAGACAAAATACCTATCCTTGCATCTCTTGCAAGCGTACCTATATTCACGCACTCAGAAGAAGCCATAAATGAAAATCCTGAACGTCTTATCTTTAAATAAATCATTCCGAAACATCTTGGGTCTGCTCTGCAAGCTTCCCAAAAAATCCAATAAATTCTATTTGCTTCTCTGTAATCAGGATAGCCAATATCAATACTTGACCATTGTAAATACATCCAATGAGAACCTGTTATGTATGTATCTACCCCATTATTCTTAAACCAAAATCCATTCTCTCTATTATTGAATTGTCTTTCAATATAGTCAACCCACTTGTTTTTAAACTCAGGCGGTTGATTGTTCCAATGAAATATTGATTGTATTTTTAACAACTCCGTAGGCGGCTGCTCTCGCTCCCAATATTGCTCAGATGCTTTGCTACTTCTCTGAAAACATTCTGTCGGAGCTAATGGCAATGCTATAACTAGCCCTGCAATGCTTACAATCTGACCAACTTGACCTGTTTTGGATATGACAACCATTTTGTGCTTTTCGTCATAGCCATATAGCCAAGTTCTTGCTTTATTTTTATGAGCAAGAGTGGTGTTAGGGATGTAATCATTGAGAACCCTGTATAAATCATCTTTTTCTTGAGCGTCTCTCTGCAAAGCCTTGTTTTGTATTGTTTAAATTTTGTCCTTGACTCAATAACTCTATATTTTCTTTTTCTGCTTCTATTCTTTCTAAAATCTCAAAAGCATCAAATATTGCCAATTTTTTAGTTGCTGCAGCATTTTTAAGCTTATCGGCAGCCAAATCTCCACCATCCGCTAATGGATTAAGTATTGATTCTTCCGCTACTTTTATAAGCTCTTCAACAGCCTTATGACCTGCTTTAATTATTTTTAATTTGATTTCTTTGCTCATATTATTTATAAAACATTACATATACCATTCTACCTTCTGACCAACCTAGATTGGGATATTTGCTATGAAAATAGTTGCATGGATAAGATACAACTCGATTAACTTTGTAACCAATTACTGAACCCAAATCCCACTTGTCTATATTATTTGCTTCGTTAGCAAGAATGTTGTCATAGTCTTCTGAGCTAATATTGCTTGGTAAACAATCTCCAAGCTCTTTATGTTTCCAAAAAGCTGTCCCATGTAAACCCTCCATTGTAGATGGAGACAAATAAAGGACCAAAGCTCTTTCAGGTCTTTCTCCATCAATGATGGCATCAGAATGGATGCGCCAATCTGTATCAAGCTCATTGGTAGCCAACCTGAAAAAACTCAAAATATTACGCCTGCTACTCCTTTCTATCTTGTTTATTTTATCTAAAACAATTCCATCAAAGTCAACCCAACTATTTTGAACCCAAAAATGACCGTCTCTAACGCTAACTCCGTTAAATTCATTTTCTAATAACGTACCATAAACATAGTCATAAACATCTTGACTAAGAAAGTTGTCAGTTACATTTATCATAGCTTTATTGTTATTTGGTGGTCATACATTCTGTATAGTTTCTCTCCATCGACATCAAATTCGTACTCGCTGTCAGGACAAAAGCAAATCTTATCTCCTTCGTTTACTCCGCAATTTTTTAAATAATCGTTTGGATACTTCATTATACCCATCAAAGGTTCTTCTGAAAATGGTTTTTTTATGTAAGACTCAATTGCAGGGATAGGCTTTACAAAGCAATATCTTGAGTAAGCGTTCCAAGTAGAACCTTTTTTATAAAGGAAAAATTGTTCCTCATCAATAAAGAATACATCATCTCTAAAAAATGACCTACCACTTTTTTGTCTTCCTTTTACATCATTGTAAAACTTAAATGCATTATGATGAACAAGCAACGTATCGCCCTTTTCTATAGGACCTTCATATCCGGCAGGAAGCTCTAAAACTTCAGCATATCTGTTTGAAAACTTGTGGTCTTCTTCAGAAGTGCTAACTATTATCTCTATTCCGGACATCTCTTTTGTATTATTATATCTCTTGCCTTGTAATGGCTTGACTATAAAGTAAAATGGAGACCTCATTAAAAATTTATATTAAATTCAATTGAAATTGGAACAGCATCATTAAACTGTTTCCACAAAACTACTTCATCTTTTTGATTAATTATATAAATAAGGATAGAATTTGTTTTATCGTCCTGTTTTATTATGTGTATTTGGTTGGTATCAGATAGAACGGACTGACCAACAATGTAATGCATTGCGGTCTTGTAATCTGTCCCTATCGCTATCTTTCTAATATCCATTAAAAGTCTCTATTAATGTTAATGTTTTGATGTCTCCATCCTTGAATATGTTTATAGCCTTCAACCAATGTATAGGTTGAGTAACAAAACAAGCAGCAGACCAATTGTTTATAAAGTTTTCAGCTCCGCCATGATGCCAATTGTCCCCAATCAGCCCTGAATAAAGCTTATTTTTATCTATATTTCTATCTTTATTCCCATCTCTATAGTAAGCGATAGGAGATATTTGTTGGAAATAAGGTTGACCCAACCAAAGTGTTTTCCAATTGGCTGAAGTAACAAACTTATGCGAATTTAATACTTGCTGTTCTGCGGCTACCGCAGTTCCTGTAATACCTCCTACCGTTAATGGGTTGAATATATAATAATCCCCTGCAGTTGTTGTGCAAGGGAATATCATATCTATAACTCCTTTATTATACCTAACGCAAATATCGTCATAAGTATTAGTTAGTTTATTGTCTAATCTTAACCAAACAAAATCTGTTAATGGCATAGTCCATCTTCTCTTAGATATTTCTCTGAATATAAAACTATGAGTAGCAGCCAAGGTTTCCGTACCAACAATGCCATCTATTTCAACATTGTACCCTTTACTTCTAAGTAATTCTTGTAAAGCTCTCATTTTATATTAGTTTAATTGTACCCAAGCTGTTCCTGTGCTTTGAACTCTTACCGATTTAGCTGCATTTGCTAATAATGTTAACGATGTTGGGGTTGTTGCTACGTTTAAAAATGTTTCTGAAGATGTTGTTGCAATTGTTATTGAAACAGTACCTGCATTAACTATCTCATATATACGACCTGTTATACCTACCGATGTAGGTAGTGTCATAGTTTGAGCAGCAGTCGAACCTGTAAATACAATAGAATAATCACTAGCAGTCAATGTATATGAAGCTGTTTTGGTCGATAGAGTTTGAGCAAATGAACCACTAACCTGTAGTGTACTATTTGCTGTAGAAGTACTGCCAACATTTACAACACTATTAACAAAATTAATAGGTACAGTTGTAGCCCAAGCATCAATTATTAATCTGTCTAAATAAGTACCTGATGTATTTTTACTTCTTATTTTAAAACTATTCCCTGCATTTGTTCCTGCATGGTCAATTGTAGCTATACCATTGAAAGTGCTTATTGAAAGTACTGAAATTAAATTCCCTCCTATACTTACATTTGTAGTTCCTGCACCAAAAGAGGTTTTCCCAAAGAAAAACGCTCCATTAGCATCTGTTGTTGTAAAACAAACACCCTGAAAACTACCTGTTGAATTATAACTCATATAACCACTTGAGCCTACTCTAACAGTTCCACTACCTGTTGTGCTACCAAATGTAGCTGCAATACTTGTTAATGAGCCTCCCGGAACAGGAGTTAGCGTAAAGTTTTGGTTAACTGAAAAGTTGTTTGAAGTTCCAAACAAATCAAACCATGACGGAGTAGTTGCTCCTGCTTGCAACATATATCCTGTTGTTCCTAATGCTAATCTTGTTGCTAATCCACTTGCACCTCCATAAATCAAATCTCCCTGAGTAGTCATTGGATTTGATAATGCAGGTACATAGCTTAATACACCGCTACCATTATTTTGCAAAACGCCACTTGCATTTGCTAAACTACCAAATGTTGTTAAAATAGTATATCCGGCTTGCTTAGCATTCCAAGTTGCAGCACTTGCTATTCTTGAATCAGCCAATGTTCCGGTCCACCCTAAAGTTAATGAAACATTTTGCAACAAAGCACTAGAAGGACTTCCTCCTAAAGTTAATGTTACATTTGTATCATCTGTTTTTGTTAATGCACTTGGCGTAACACTTGGTATATTTGATGTTAATGCTATCGTTCCATTTGTATCAGGAAGAACATAAGTCCTATTATTTGTGTTTAAATAAGTACGAAATGTTGTTGAGAAAAGTATATCGTTTTGCCATGACAAATCCCCATTGGTATCAGCAAATAAAGCAGTTTGATTTGATGCAGGTACAGGTGTGGATGATTGACGTTCCAACCCTAAAAAACCACTATTCCCTGACCCTGTAACCTTCAATGATTCTGCAATTAATTTGTATGCTCCTAGGTCAACATCGGCTGTTGCTCCTGTGTATGGCACATAAGATGACACACCCATAAGGTTCAATATAGAACCTATTGTAAAATTCTTTGTAATGTTGTCGTTTGTTGAATCTGTACCGATAAGTTTATCAGATAAAGAAGGAACACTAATGTCAGAGTAAGTGCTTATTTTTCCCATTTCGTTTTTAGTTTAATGTTAATAGATACAATGTCTTGTCCACTAATCCAAGCATTTCATCTATAATATTTTGAAGCTCAGAAGGATAGTTATTTCTTTCTGTATCAAGAATAGATTTCAATTCTTTTAAGTGGGTTACTGAATCAACAACTTTAGCTTCAGGAATAATGATTTCAACTCTTTTACTATGACCAAAATAAGCCTCAGTAAATGTATCAGTCAGGTCAAGAATACCATCATAGTAAGCATTTAATGCTTTGTGTTCTGCAAATGATGTAGTCTGTAAATGAGCAATATGCATTGCATCTCTTGAATGGAACAATGTTCCAATAAATTTTCCCGGTGTCATATTAGTCTTGTTTTTTAGTTACTTCTCCTGTTTGAATATTAATAACTGCATCTTTTCCGTACTTTTCAATCAACTCCATCTCATGTTTAGAGAAATCCATTCTCATCATTTCGATTGATTTTATAATACTTTGCTTTTGCATTTCTAAATCTCCAAGAGCTAATTTAGCTTTTGTAAATTCGTTGTTCATTTCTTGGATTTTACCAAGTTCTTCCTGTGTTAAAATTGTTTTTTCCATTTTATTTGATTTAAAATTTTTACAAATATAGTAATTTTATGGATGCACATTTTTCTTTATTGAGCTGCCAAAGTAATATCCAAAAATAGATAGTACAACGCCCTCTGATATACCAATTAAATGTATCCATATCTCTTTGTTTTGCTCAGGTATCTGTAGATACACAATAGCATAAACTATAAAACAAAAGATACTCAATCCTACAAGTCCGGTTAAGTAAAAAAGAAAGTCAAATTTAATTACTTTTGCAATCTCGACCTCTCTCAACCTTGCAGATTCTCTATCTTTTACCTCAGCCTCAAAGGCTGCTATCGAATCCTGCAATTGACCTAGTGCAGTTTCTTTATCCTCAGAAGATAATTCTTCAGACATATTGATTAAGTTCTTCACAATGCCAAATGTACCATTTGAAGGAAGTACATCCCCAACGGTACTTAGTATTTTAGGAGCTTTATCAACTAAAAATTTTCCGACTTTTGTATCTTTAAATTTCATCTGCCTTTATATTGTTTTTTTTTGTATAAGAAGATGTGGATAATACTTTTGCCATTATTTAGAAGTTAAAAAGTCAATAATTACTTTTAATCCACCAATAGAAACCAATGTAACAATAGCATAGAAGTATGCCTTATACTTTCTTAGTTGGTCTTTTATTTCATCTAACTCTTCTTTCATATCTTTAAAATCACTCAACAACCCACCGGAATCCCTATCAATTGGGTTTCCTGCCAACAAAGTATGAATATCTTTTAGCATAGTCTTCATCTCAGAAACCTCCTCTTTAATAGTTTCTAGTTCTTCTGCCATTGATTGCAATCTTTTTTCTTGTTCTGTTAAAGTCATTGTTAAAATTTTTATTTTACCAAAGAGCGTTTACTAGTGTTGCTGTTGTTCCTGTGGCTCTAAGTCTTCTAACCTGAATAGGAAGCATAGTTCCTGCCGGAACAGCATTGAATGTAATTTGGTCTCCACCAATAGTTGTAATAGCCACATTTCCTGAACCGCCTACATATAACATACATCCGGGATTACCCATACTTGTCTGCGAAGACATTGAATAAACTGTGTATGATTGAGCTGTAGCAGTAAAAATATTTGCATTTAAGGTTAATTGAGTTTCGCTATCTACTGAAACCACAGTTGCTGCTGTTCCTGATGTGTCATTATGAACAACATCGCCTACAGCGACATTATTTGTAATAAATAACCCTGTTGAGTCAATTAGTTTTGAGGCAGTAACCGTAGTACTCGTTCCTGTTTCAATTACATTAGGATAAGCTATATCAGCATTATCTGAAGGATGAGCTCTTAAAGCTCTCGAAAATGATGTTTTAAATACAGACATTTTATTTTTTTATTGTTTGTTATAAAATATTTTGTTTACAAGTAACTCAGGGTTATTTAACATCTTCCTTCTTTCTTCGCAAGGAGTACATTGTTCTTGCCCCTTTGCTTTAGCTGAATCATCAACAAGTTTTTTTATACCTGTTGCTGTTGTTATTTTTAAAATTGTATCCCCTAACCCTTGTGAATGACGTACTATTTTTGCCATTGTTTATTTTATTAGATTTTAGATACTCTGCGACCCATACCTACTCTTGACTTTTCTGCTTTTTTAGCTGCCAATTTTGTAGGCGATATTTCGCTTTTTGTTTTAGGTGTTTGTGAACTAACTCGCTTTGTAGGTCTGCAGTATTCATTTTTACCGCCTGCACCACAAGGTTTGCCTGTTCTTGTGTCAACCCATTTCTCGGATTGCCATCTTTTTAGGCTTGTGCCTTCGTTGCTTTTTCTGACATTCCCTGACTCTTTGCGACACTTAGCAATAGCTTGTGAAGCACGAGCGGATGGAAACACGTCATACTGAGCTTTTACTTTTTTATAGCAAGCGTCTTTCATTAGTATTTACCTTTTCGTCCTTTAGGATTACTTGTTGTTGGACCACCCGGTCCTTTCCACAGGTAACTGCAAGCCCAATGGCGTGCTGTTAATTTATCTGAAGCACTATCGCATCCATGTCTTGCACGGAATGATTTCCTAGCTGCAGCAGAGTAATTGTTACCATAACCCTTAGCACCAAAATGAATAAGCTTCTCCTTGCCATTACTGCAAGCTTTGACCATCATTTTTTTGCCCGGTCTGTCCGATGGGACAGGGTGGTTACATTTCATTTTTGACTTATCTGCCATAGTTTTTATTCGTAAAAGTTACGACTTTGTGCTCCTTGAGTATGACCTTTTTCGTCCTCTACTACAGGAACTTCCTCTACTACAGGAGTAGTTGTCTCTTCTACTACAGGAGTAGTTATCTCCTCAGTTGTCGAAGTTTCTTCGACTACAGGAGTTTCTTCGACTACAGGAGTTTCTTCGACTACAGGAGTTTCTTCAGTTGTTGTTTTTGCTTTTCCCATTTTAAAAATGAATTTTAAAGATTAACAAATTGGTCCGTAAGGATTAGAACCCTTCATTCCTTTTTTACCTCTTGCTGAAGCAGTAATAGATTTATAAGTTTTACCTCCACCCATTCCGCCATACTCAGTTATTTTTTTACCTAAGCCATCGCCCATACTAGGCATTTGCATTCTTGAAGAAGAAGGTAATTTTGGTGTGTCTTTAGTCTTTGCCATCTTAGTATTTTTGTTTTTTAGTCATTGATTTCATTGCAACTTTAGTTACAGTTTTCTTTGCTGTAGCCGGCATCTTCATCTTTGATGAAGCAGGCATATTGTTTTTTGATGTAGATTTTTTCATTTTTTTTATTTTAAAAATGTGGTAAAATTTTATAACTTCGCAACAAAGATAATAAATTAAATTAAATGAAAACAAAAACAAATGATTTCTTGAAATATTGGAGAGTAATACGATATTACTACAAAGCAAAGTATAAATTAAACCAAGCAGACCTTGATATGCTGCTGTTTCTCTACTCAGAACCTCACTTTAGCAAAGACAAATTCGCAGAGTTTAATGAATTATTATCTTGGGATGAAAAGCGTTTCAACAGATTGAGACAGGAAGGTTGGATTGAAGTGTTCCGAAAACGTGTCGGAGTACATAAAGGGTTATATCATCTGTCCTTTAAAGCTCAACGTATGATTGCTGAAATCTACAAAAAGCTAAATGGGGAAGAAATCGCATCAAGCGAAAGACATAACCCTATGTTTAGGAAAAGAGTGCCATATACCGATAAGGTTTATCGAAATATGATTAAGAGTATGAAAGAAGCTACTCGACAATCACGACATCAGACTCCCGAATAACAGTAATCTGCTCGTCATTTATGTGCATGGTGTAGCTATGACCTTTGTCGTAGTATAGAACATCGCCCTTTTTTATCGAGGTAACGTCAGTTCCCGGTTCGACTACTATGCCTTTTTTGTACCGTAATTGGCTCGTATCCTCTCCGGATAGTAAAAGACCCGACTTAGTCTTTATCTCCTCCTCAATGGCTTTAATTGCGATATATTTGCCTATTGGTTTCATTGTGTTTATTTTTTGTTTAGTTTAAAAAATCTTCTACAACCCATATTGGGGTCTTGTCCCCTACGTAAGCCTGCTCAATGTTGTGATGAAAGTAGTCAACAGCCTCAATGTAGCTCATACCATGCTCCGCCATCAGTATGTCAATTGTCTTTGGAACAGAATAGATTAAGACCTCTTTTGAGCTGACACCAATAACAGCATCATCAAACCCATTAGCCTTCACGAAGTCAACGTCAGGGTATGCTTCTAGTATTTGTTTTAGCATATTGTTTTATTTTGTCTCGTAACTGCGAGCCATTGTTACGATTGCGTTTGTACTTAAAATTGTTACAGCAACACTTACAGCATTTTGTAATGCATTTCGTGTAACCTTCAATGGGTCAATAACACCCATTTTGATTAAATCCCCAAACTCATTTGTTTTGACATTGTATCCATGACCATCTGCCGGGCTGTCCTTGTAGATATTGCCGGCATCTAGCCCTGCGTTTGAAAGGATTTGATAAAGGGGAGCGATAAGAGAGTTGCGTAGTATCTCAATTGCAACATTGTACTCATCAGGAAACCCTTCAACTGCTCCTAACTTTGAAGCCTCTTCAAGTAATGCTTTGCCTGCACCCGGAAGGATACCCTCCTCAAGAGCTGAACGAACTGCACACACAGCGTCATCGACACGGTCATATAGTTCTTTTTGCTCAAGGTCAGTCTTGCCTCCAACGAAGATGACACCAATACCACCTGTCAATGAAGCGATACGCTCCAACAAAAAGTCCTTGTCCGCTTTCTTTTTTGCCTGAGCCTCAGCCTCAAACAACTGCTTTATTCTGTCCTGAATCTTGTCCTTGTTTGTTCTTGCCTCAGATTTTATGATAACGGTCTTGTCTTTGCTTACGATTATCTTCGCTGCATGACCAAGGTCTCCGTAGTTGATATGGCTTAAATCGTCCCCTGTCTTTTCGCTAAAGTAATTAGCTCCAACACTAATGGCGATGTCTTGCATTATCTCGTGCTGCTTGTACCCAAAATTAGGCGGTGGTACAATACAAACTTTCAAATTACCTTTCACAACATTTGCCGCCAACGTATTGACAACATTTGTGCTACAAGGAGATATAATCAATAATTTCTTCCCTTCAGATATGATTGGTTTCAGAACATTCTCCAACTGCAACACGTTCCCTATCTCCATATCGGCAACCAAGACCATCACGTCCTCAAGGATGCACTCATCTTTCTTTTGGTCGTTGATGAACATAGAGCTCATGTAACCTTTGTTGAACTTTAAACCCATTGTAACCTCAGAGTAGGTGTCAGCAGTCTGACTCTTCTCCACCGTTACAACACCATTTCGCCCAACGGTTCTGTAAACGTCAGAGATTATTTTCCCTATCTCCTTGTCATTATTTGCCGATAGGCTTGCTACGTCAGCTAGCATCCCATTGTTAACCTTCTTAGCTTTCTTCTTCAGCCCATCCACCACACTCTCGCTTATGTCCACCATGTACCTTAACACCTCAGTCCGATTATGGCTAGGTGTAATCAAACTATTGGCAGCAAGAACCAACGCCTCCGTTAAAACAATCGCTGTTGTCGTTCCGTCCCCGGCACTAGTGGCAGTTTTATCTGCCGCCTCTTTCATCATCCTAACCGCAAGGTTCTCGATAGGGTCAAGTAAATCGACAGCCTTAGCTACCGTTACTCCATCCTTGGTTACTGTGATGCCATGAGTATGATGTGGGGATTCGATTAGTACCGTGTTACCTGATGGTCCTAAAGTGCTCTTTACAGCCTTGGACATTTTAGCTACACCACTAATCAACTTTGCTCTACCTTCTTGACCAAAACTTAGGTCCTTCGGTAAATAACTTGTTTCTGTTTTGAAGTCCATTTAATTTAATTTTATTTAATTGTTGGGGACAAATGTAAAACAAAAATATGAAACCAACAAAATAGTTTTTGTGTCGGAATGTCATTTTTTAAAAATCCCTATTCTCTATATATATTACCTCCTTTTATATATATTTTTTTAAATACAGTTTGACTTTTAAATCGACATTTTCGACATTATCCTTTATTATTAATACTTTTACTATTTAAAATCGACATAAAAACTAACATAAATAATGTCGATATTATAAAAAAAGAAGGGATTCTAAGAAAAGAACCCCTACCTCTTGGAAAATTACTTACAGCAATCTCCCATGTTTCCAATCATAATGGCTTCAGAATACATCGAAACCTTCTCAGCTCTCTTCATAGATTTTCTGATTTGAGCTAATTGTTGGATACCTGTTTGTCCATCCGGTCTGTTGTTAATCAACATACCATCCTTAACATTTAAACCCATCCCTGAGTTCTTCTGTTGGTAAATACTGTTTGATAAATTTGGTCTCATAATAAATTTTTGACAAAGATAGTCTTTTTAGTTACTCGTAGTGTTTGGGTATCCACCCCATTTGGCGTTGCTGCCCCCAATTTTGAAAACCGAAATTTTTTTGGGGGTGGGGGTGTGCTTTTTCTAAATTTTCTACTAATTTTTTGGGACTCCTTACGCCTACCTTTGCGCCTACCTTTGTTTAATTTTTTGTTGGTTCGGTTCGGTTCGGTTCGTTTGTTGGTTCGGTTCGGTTCGGTTCGTTATATCTATTTAAAACATATATACATTTATTTATATCTATTAAAGTTTATATCTAATTTAGTTTATATCTAATTTAGTTTATATACAATTTTATTCATATTAGTTTCAATTTATATTTAATTCAATTTATATTTATAATTATTCATATTTATAATTATTTATATTCAATTCAATTTATATCTATTTATAAACGTATGCAAAATTTTTTATATTAGTTTCAATTCATATTCATTTCAATCTTAATTTATATTATTTTTTCAGCACAAAAAATTGATTAAAAAAGTATTTTAAAAGTACATTATTTGCATATAATAAGTATGTTATTTGCATCTAGTTCGTACATTATTACCCTTAATTTTTTCACTTTCTAAATTTTTTTACCTAACTGACAAGGCTCAAAAGCCTTGATAATAAAGGCTTTCACACGTTATTAACATTTCCTTTTAAAAATGTGGATAAATAAATTTAGCAAAATACTTGCATTGTGCTAATTGTGTGCTATCTTTGTGCCGTTAATGTACGAATAACGTACACACAATAAACTAACAATAATTAACAATAACAAAAAAAACAAAACAAACATCATGACAAACTTATTAGCAATTGAAAGTAATTTTTTACAAAATGCTGAAATTAAAAGCGCATTAAAATTAAATGACATTAAGAGACTACAAACTAATTTAACCAATGCACAAAAAAGAAAATTTGAGCAAAGTATTGAACTGTCTAAAATAGTTGTGGAAGCAACT